ATTGAAGCCCAGCAAGAAGAACTCCCTCTTACCCGTAACCGCAGTAGGCTGCACCGAGAAGTCATCCGTGACTTGACGTATAATCAACCTATTGCCAGCCACACTCACAGCCAGAGTAGAGTTAAGGCCAAGGATTACACGCGCAATACGCTTGGGCCTGCCAGTATAGAAACCATCAGGCATCTGCAAATTAACAGGCAGAGTTTCAATCTCGGGGGTAAAGTTAAAGCCTACCTTGATCGAAGTGACCTCATCATTGAGCGTCAACGCACCACTAGCACCCACGGTAAAATCACCAAGGTAGTAGTTATTCGAGGTAACGGACACCACACGATTGTAAAAGATCGAGCCCACAGTCCAACTACTTGTGGCCGAACCACTCGTATAGGAAACGGTACAATCGAGCGTTAGGTCCTGATCAGACTCAGCGAATCGCTCAAGATAGTAAGAAGAACCACGAAGAACAGAAATATATATACGATCACCAAGCCCCACCACGCTATCAAAAGAGGCAGTTCCCGATGGATGGCTTGTGGACCAAAGAGTCCAGCCAGCCAGCTTTTCAGCGCGAGCCGAATGAAAGACAGCCAAAGTCCCATTGCTATTCACCACAAGGAGATACTGCTCACCCCGCTTGGAGGTGCCATAGCTGATCGCCATATCCTGCGGCGAGGAGATCAAATGATCCGCCAGCAAGGTTAGGGTAGGAGAGTTATATGCCTGCTCAGTATCCGTATAGAGAAATTCACGGATAGCCTTCTCCGTACTCTGTACGTACACGGTGGCACCATCAAAAGGAAAGGGCGTTACCTTCGATGAACCATAAGGAGTCTGCCGAGCAATCGTAATGTTCGCTGGAGTAATGGTACTCTGCGAAACACGAGGAATATAGAACTCACTGGTAGCCGTGAATATCTGCAAGTGCCGATTAGACACGAGATGCTTCACAGATGAGATATCATCAGAGCCAATGGTTACTTGGATAGACTCATTATCCAAGCCCTCCCCAAGATCGAAGTTAAAGAAGTTGCCAATCTTGGAACTCCACAACCCGTCAGGTTGCGAGTAACCACCACCAAACCAAAGGCGGTTTTCATGGAAGGTTACACACCCTGGCCACCCGCGCACGGTAGAGAATGAAGGTTCAGCCCAAGTGCGCGTGGGAATGTTGTTGCCAGAGAAGGTGACATTCACACCACCGCCATCGGCACTATCAGTAGCCGATGAACCAGCCACAACAGTATATTCATTGTCGTTCAAGACGGTGATTGTTCGAGTGCCGTTAATCTGGTTCGCACTAATGCCACTAAGACCATTTGAGCCAGCAATAGTAATACTAGCCCCGGTAGCCAATCCGTGATTGACATGAGTTACAGTAACAACATTGGAGCTATGGGTAGTCTTGAATGGGTCAATATCATAGTAGCCCTTTAGCTCGCCCTTCACAGTGCCAGTTGCAGTAGTCGAGTTGGTGTATGCAGTAATCTCAATTTCCACATCAAACCAACGTACCCGCAAACCAACATAACTCGCAGTAAAGAAGGCCGCGCTAGTAGTGAGCGTGACGCTGCCAGTAGTGCCACTAGCACTAAGCGTTACAGCGTCATCCGCAAACTTGTAGTAGGGCTGATAAGTTAGGTTTGAATTGATAGATTGACCAAAGGCAAAAGCAGATCGTGTAAAGGTAGAAAGAGAAGTACGGACAATCTTCTGAGTCTGCATCTCGGGATGGCAGACAATCATCACATCCGCTGCCTGAGTATAAGTCAAGTCAAAAAGCTGCGAAGTAGTCCAAGGGCAGCTAGTAAGACTCTGAATCAAGGTGCCGGAAGTGCTGTAAATATCCAGGCGAGTATTAGAAAAGGCAAAGAGGTAACGCTCAGAGGCAGAGAACTCAAATGGAATTAAACGGCTTTTCGCATTCAGAGTAGCCAGATACTCAGTCCCAGGACGACGACTAACGCCACCTTGATTGAGTAGGGCAACGTTACGAAGCCTGCGAGCGCCACCAACATAGGCCCCAGTATCGTGACGCATATCCATAAGAGGATCAATCTCGCCATTGGCGAAATTGTTTTGAACAAGCTTAACGCCCATCTCAACCCCTTATAGTAGTGCGTAGCTGGTGGAACCTCTGCACATTCAGCCTGCGCGTAGTCTGGCTCTGGCTATCAATATTGCGGGCAATCGAGGTGTAGCGCACAGCCCGCTTCTCCATCATATCCGAGAGCCCCTCCTGGGCTGCAACCGAATACGCGAAGATCGAAGCAAGCTGGAACTGCATTGCAGTTACGAAAGTGGGAGGCCAAAGGCTCTCATCCGCTCGGAAGGTATAATCCGCAACCACTACATCTTCTGACGTAGCATTGCAGTAAACCATGTCTTGATAGCGGTCATAGGCAATAACATCATCAGTAACAGTGATGGAATGAAGAATAAGCAAATCAGAAGGTAGCTGATAAGCAGAATCCCACCTACCGTCAGGTACAGCAACAAGGCGTGAAAGCTGCGATTGACCAGTTGCAAAGCGCCAGCGATGCCGCGCCAGCATATCCCTAACAGTATCTTCATAGAGGTTAGCTGCAACAGTGGCCTCCGTTGTCCCATCGGAAAACGAGGTAATGGGATTAGCCCCAATCAAGATCAGCGCACGGGCGCAAATGTCGATGGATGTAGTTGCCACAATCTATACCTCTCAAAAGGGGGTAGAAGAAGGATTCCTCTACCCCCAGGCTGGGCCACTACGGGGAGGGCAAAGTGGCTCCCAGCCTATTAGGTCCCGTTGGTCGTCGTGACCGTGGTAGCACCAGTGGCGCTAGTCACAACCAGAACGTCAACGGCTTGAGTACCACCAGTAGAAGTCACCGCAAGGATGATATCATACTGACGGAGGTTGGCCGTGGCATCGTTGAAGTAACCGGAAGCGATTACCGTACCGATGGCATCAGTCGTAGCGTAGTAGTGGATTTGCTTCGCACCACCAGCCACCTTACCAAGATCAGCGAGAACGAAAGCCATGGATCATTACTCCTTGATCTGCACTTCGTATGCGCCGTTGGCGTCGATCAGAACCGAGCCTTGGGACATCATAGAAGTAACGAGGTGAGCGGCCTTTTCAGGAATGTAGTTCACTTCCGTGGACACATCCTGGCCAGAAGCCAAGCCAATCGCGCTGCGGTGATAGGCAAAGCACTTGCGGATGGTAGAAGCAACCGGGAGGCCCGAGTGCGTCATCCACATGAAGCCAAGCCAACGCTTCGCCACCATGCCACCCTTGTACGGGAGGTCGTCAGAGCCAATGAAGTCAGCGTCCGAGAACGCAGAAATCGCCAGCAGATCAACCCACGCAGCCGGGGAAATGACGAAGTAACGCTCACCATCATCCGGCACATCATTCGCACCGAAGGATTCAAAGACCGTGTTGATCTTGGTTTGCGTCAGACCGTCAGTACCAGCTTCGGTAATGACATTGGTCGCGGTATCAAGCTGCGTGATGATCAGATCATCCGACTTACGGCCAAGGGCGTAAGCAGAGTTCTGAGACACAACCTGACGCTCGTCAATGTTGATCTTCAACTCATCGAGTTTATCAACATAGTCGGAAGCGTAGAAGTCAGCGAGCGTGCATTCCACATTGCTGTGGTCGATGTTCATCACAGGCAGATTGCCATGACGGGACTTCGTAGCAGCAGCACCACGGCCAACCTTCTGAAAGGTGGTGGATTTGCCAGTTACATTACCCTTGAAACGAACAGTGTTACGCAGCTTCGAGCCCATGCGCTGGTACGCCATGTGAACTTCGGACTCGAACTGACGGATAAAAGCCTGATCAATGGTCAGCGCCATGATAGCCTCCTACAATTCGGTTGAACCAACAAGGTTGTCCGAAGCAGACTGGGAAGTGAGTTATCCCAAGCGGGGCTCGACCAGCCTTAAACGGGCCTCGCCTCGGACAATCAAAATAATTGGCCTCTAATTCAATGGACCAATTTATCTTTGTTGGGAACCATCACATAAAGCCTGCCTTCTTCTTTGAAGCCAAACTTCTTGTATATCCGATCCGCCGCATCAATCCTGATTCCAGTGCTAACACCACACCGAATCTCATCACATCCCATTGCCTCAGACCAAATGCAAAAGGCAGTCAATAGCCGCAAAGCAGCCGTTGATCCCCTACTCTCAGGCTTCACAAAGAATGTGATGTCAGTAGAGTATTTGCAGTCAGAGAAGAAATGAGTGCCAATAACACCAGCAATCATGCCAATGATATTGTCGTCATTGTCCTGGGCTACAAAGCAGCAGTAGTTTGGATCGTTAATGCACAACTCAGCAAGCCGATACAGCTTGCTCTCATTGAACTCAGATCGGCCATAATATGGGCTCTCGTTATGGAGAAGCTTACCTAACTCCACACAATTACCAATATCTGTGCGCTCAATAGACTTCACAATCATCTATCCCTCCCCAGGAAGATTACTTGAATTTCTTCTGGAAGAAGGCCTCTACCCTCTTAACCAGAGCAGGATCGCGCTCACTTGGCGACCAGTAGCGGCGATCATTCATCAGCTTCATAACATCTGCCTCGTCATCTACCGGGCTGCGATCATCAACCACCTGGCCGCCCTCGCCACGCATCATACCCATAATGCGTTCCATG